GTAAAGAAAGACCCTCCCCTAAGAGCCACGGATGTTATAAAGCATTATGTGTGCATACGCTACAAAAATCAATGGATAAACTTACGCAAATCTGAAATTCAGACGTGGAACCGTATGACCAGAAAAGATAAACGGGCAATGGCGCAACGGTTTGAAACATTGGAAAGAAAAGGCCAAGTAAAATTTGTTAAGATTAATGGAAAAATGACATGTGTTAAAAACAGGGACTATGAAAGCAGAACGCACACTGAATAATTACCTGATGGTAAAGTTAGATCCCCCGAATGATAATATCACCACTAAAAACGGGGTAAAACTGTATGTAGATAATACCTTTGAACCAGACAAACATACAGTAGTATTAGGAACGGTTATTGCCGTACCACAACACCTCAGCAATAAAAACATGCCCTGGGAAACAGAAATGGAGATAAAGTTAGGAGACAGGGTATTGATGTATTACCTTGCTGTGCAAAACTGTTTGAGAAAAGAGATAAAGAGGTACGCAAAAGAAGATCAGGACACATACATATTCATATCCTATTCCAATGTATATGCCACAATCAGGGATGGGAAAGTTATTCCGGTAAACGGGTATTTACTTGTTGAGCCGATAGAGAATCCAGAGGTGGAATTTACCAAAACCCGTTTTAAGGGCATAGGATTAGATTTAATCACTTTTGATGTTAAAAGCAATAAAGATGTCGTCTATGGCAAGATCGTTTATCTGGGCGCACCTAATAAAGCGTACAGCCAAAAATTCATATCAGACGATAATGTGGATGTGAAAGAAGATGATTTAGTGGTTATGAAAAGGGTAAGGGATATACCGGTAGAATATGAGTATCATGCTAAGATTGACAACGGGAGGAAGCTATACAGGGTACAGAGAACTGATATACTGGCAACGCTATGAAAACACAATTTAACGACAGGGAATTTAAAGAAATGATATTCAATCCGGCAAAAGTACCGGATGATGTCAGTGTATTCAAAGTGTACCCAGAATTGAAAAAATACAAGATATTTCAGAAGTCACCAGGAGAGACTATTGACAACAACCTTGTTATGTTGTGGATAATGTGCATGTATGATAAGCGAACGCCATACAGGCTGAAATACAAAGACGTGTTACAACGCAAGATAGAGGCAGCGCACGATGTAGGATTCAAGACCACAGACAAAGGTATATTTGAGGATCCCGTAGAGGATTTTATGAAATGCAAAAACCCGATAGTAAATGCTAAGATAGTGGAGTTTGTACGAATGCACCGCTCATTCAAATACTCATACCTTGTTGCTATTGAAAATTCATATTATACTATCATACTTGAAGTGATGAGTGGTGTAACAAAGAGAACATCAGAACTTAAAGGAATACAGGAGGATTTAGAAAACACCCTTATAGAGATGCTTAATGAGGACAACAACCCTTACATAAAAGGAGCTGTTCTTAGATATATGGAAGATGAGAGATTGCAATTAAGACCAGAATCGGTTGCCTTAAAATTACTGAACAATGAACACCCTGTCACTCCTGAAGAAATACAGTAAAGAGGTATCACCACAGATACTTGGACAGTACCACAAACCAGACAGGTATGAATGGGTTAACTATGATGATAGGGATTTGCAACCCATAAGGATAGAATTACCTACGCCACCGGAGTATCATTTGATAGATGGATTTGGATTACCAGCAAAAGAGCAATACTGGAGACAACCAAAAGTGCCACGCAAACTAAAAGAACTGGCAAAGAAAAACGATACTATTGATGAGATATGGGATGAACTGGAACAAAACAAAGATATTTATGAAGAAGAAATTAAATTCATTAAGAAGGCATGGTATCACAGGTTATACGGATACTGGTTCTTCAATAACGGCAAACCCACGTACATTGATGGATGGCATTACTTCTATTGCGGATGGTGGAATATTGATGTTGGATTACCGAAGTACCGTGACAGGGACAGGAAATTTTTCTTATTCGCACGCATGTGCTACACCGAAACACGAACATTCAAAAATATTGGCGAAAAAGGGGATGCAATAAAAAACGAAGACACGGGATATTATGATTTTATTGATACGATGTCCCGTGTATTTTTAGGATTCAACTATCCCAAACACCGGAGAGAAAGGGCAACCTATAAAGCTGAGTGCGTAAACTATGAGATCATTTCCCGGACAATAGGTGCATGGGGAGGCATTCAGAGCATGAATGATGTGCAAGCCCGCAAATGTTTTCTAAAACACCTTGTTTCACCATGGAAGAAATTACCATTTTTCTTTAAGCCTAATTACGAAGGATCAACATCACCAAAGAACGAACTATCATTTTCACCACCTGCAAAAAGATTATCCTCAAAGGGATCTATTAACACCGTGGACATAGGATTGGAGAGCATGATTAATTACGAGATGGCAGACCCCAGTGCTTATGACGGCGATAAATTATATTTTCACCACGATGATGAAGTAGGAAAACTTAAAAAACAATTATCATGTTGGGATAGGCATTTGGTTGTTAAAGAGTGTTTGGTTATGGGATCAGTTATTATTGGGTACACCATTAAAACATCTACCGTAGGAGAGATGGAAAAAGGAGGAGGGCGGATATTTAAGCATCAATGTGAGATGAGTAATTACTTTCAGCGCAACCCAAATGGACAGACAAGATCGGGACTTATTAATTTGTTTATACCAGCGTATGAAGGATTGGAGGGATTTATTGGTAAATACGGAGAATCTATTATTGACGACCCAACAAAAGAACAAGCCGAGTTCATAGGGAAAAAGATAGGAGCAAAAGAATACCTATTAAACAGAAGGAAAGGATATATTGACGCAGGTGACTATGAGGGTTTGTCTGAGGAAATAAGGTTGTACCCTATGAAATTTACAGAGTGTTTTCGCACAGCGACAAAGTCCTCCGGTTTTAATATGCAGAAATTAGAAACACGACTTGACGAACTCAGGTTTAGTAAAGAATCTCCGGTAAGGGGTAATTTCAGATGGGTAAATAATATCAGGGACGGCAAGGTGGAGTTTGTTGCAGATAAACACGGAAAGTTTCTTATTTCACACCAATTAAATCCAGATGAAGCAAATCGCAAGTGGTGGAGTGAAGAAGAAGAAACATGGAAGCCGGGTAATACCAGCTGGGGAGTAGCTGGCGCAGATCCGTTCAAATTTAACCAAACAGAAGGGTATAGAAAGTCAAACGGGGCTGGAGCAGTAGTAAGGAAAGGAAAACTAAAAGACGGGGACTTTTCTATGAAAAGAAAGTTTGTATGCACTTACGCAAACCGGCCAAGCGACAAATTTATTTATGCTGAAGATATGCTTATGATGAGCGTGTATTATGGAGTAGCTATGTTCCCGGAAATAAACATACCTTTGCTATGGGATTATTTTGAAGAAAGAGGGTACAGGGGATTTTTACTTTACCGTGTTGATCCCAAAACTTTTGAACAAAGGAAAACACCTGGAGAGAGTACTTCTGAAAAGATAAAACAAGATATCTTTGGAGAATGGATGAATTTTATTGAATACGAGGCATGTGAAGAAACACATTATGAGCTGTTAGAGGAATGCAGAGACATTGGAGGGCCGGAAGAAATGCCATTTTATGACTTGTTTACAGCAGGCGGCTACGCCTTATTAGGCACAGCTTCCATATACAATGAGATAGAGGAATTGGATAATAAAGAAATTATGCTTGATAAATTTGTTAAAAAATTTAAGTATAATTCAAATTAATTTTTTTAAATTGCACAAAATATCAAAATATCATGCCGTCAAATAGCATAAAAACCATATCTAATTTTCAGCAAGGTATATTTCCATTCCCCAAAGATGAGATTAGTCCAAAGGATAAGAATGAGCAATGGGCGCAAAAATGGGGGGAAGCTATTTATTCAGCATACGTAAATGAACGCACAGCTATTCCTTATTCCAAGCTCAACGAAATGGACACATTGAGAGCATACGCGGCAGGAAACCAGGATATTCAAAAATACCAGAAAGTATTACTTACCGAAGCAGAAGAAGGAGCAGAAGAATTGGAAGGTTATCTAAATGTAAATTGGGATATATTTTCCGTAATGCCTAAATTTCTGCATATCATACAAGGGATATTTGAACAACAGGAACATGCTATCATAGCCACCGCAGTTGACCCCAAGAGCACCGAAGAAAAAGAACTCAGCCAGATACGCAAATGGTTCAAAGCAAAATACAAAGATATTATCAATGAGGTGCGCCAGATAAACAAACAAGACCCATTAAGTGAATGGTTGCCGGAGTCAGTAGATGAACTGGAACTTTACAAAACGATGGGTGGATTTAAGTTGGCAAAGGAGATGGAGATAGAGGAAGCATTGCAATACACATTTTATATTTCAGATTGGACAGAGACAAAACGGAAAATAATAAGTGATTTTGTCACCATAAATTGCGCAGCAACAAAAGACTACACGGATCAGTACACTAATAAAGCCAAAATAAGATATGTTGATCCCAGAAATTTGATAATGCAATACTCAAAACATTGGGATCACAGAAATTCGGAATACGCAGGAGAGATAATCAAAGAGACCATATCCAATATCCGCAAAAACACAAATTTATCCGAAGATCAGTTACGTAACATTGCACAGTTTTACAACGGTAGAAACCTTAATCCTTCTTTAGCATCATGGAGTACCGATGATTTGATGTCACAAGGCAGTTCGGGATATAAGTACGACAGTTTCCTTATTGACATACTGGATTATGAATGGTTTTCTATTGATGAAAAGTATCGCACCACAAGAACTAATTCACGGGGGGAAACAGTAACCTATGATGATGATTGGGGGAAGGTACACAACTCAGAAAAACGCAAAACCGAAATAAAGAGATATAAGACTGTTTATAAGGCCAAGTGGATAATAGGGACTGACTTTGTGTACGATTTCGGACACCAATATGACATAACACGTCCCGGGAAAAAAGAAGTTGAGCTATCATACAAACTTTACGTATTACCTGGCAGATCAATAGTAAGTTTGTCAGTTCCAAACCTTGATCAGGTACAGCTTACATGGTTGAAGATGCAGAACGCACTTGCAATGAGTTCTAATGCAGGGGTAGCAGTAGAATACACATCTTTGCAAAACATGACATTAGGAGGTCAGAAGATGCAACCTTTGGAGATACTTTCCATACGCAGGGACACAGGGGATTTGATATACAAACTCACAACACATCAGGGAAGACCAAACACACCGGGAGGATGCCGTCCTATTCAGGAACTTGAAGGAGGGATAGGAAGGCAGTTAGAGGAGTTTATTAGGTTATTTGATCTTAACCTGAATTTCATAAGAGATGTTACTGGAATAAACCAGATAGCAGACGCATCCACCCCAGATCCAAACCAAAGTGTAGGAGGAAGTCAGTTAGCGGTAGCAGCCACAACGAACGCACTAAGACCAATTTATTCAGCGTATGTGCGGATGAAAGAACTGTCAGCACGTAGTTCAGCTTTACGTGTTCAGTTATTGGTAAGACACAGCAAGAAAGCATATGAAGGTTATATACCGGTAGTAGGATCGGCAGGGGTGAAGATATTGAGTGTGGGTACGGATATTATGGATGCTGATTACCATATCAAAATACAGGCACGACCGACTGAACAACGCAAACAGGTAATATTACAGGCAGCCATGCAAGCTATGGCACCAGACAGGGAAGGGTATGTAGGTATAGAATATCCTGAATTTCTTATGGTGGAGAGGATGTTGGAAGACGGTAATTTAAAGTATGCTGAATATTTCCTTGCGTACAGAAGCCAGAAAAACAAAGAAAGACAGGATATGAGAATGAAAGAAAACCAGAAACTTGATGCTGAATACGCACAGAACACCGCAGTAATAAAAGAAGAAGAAACTCGTAAAACCAAACAGCTTGACACAGATGAAAAGATACGTTTTGAACAAGCTAAAGCAGAGATAGAGGATGGGATAAATGCACGGGAACATGAGAGAGAGAAAGAGAAAATAATATTACAGGCGCAAGCTAAAGCACAATTAGAAACACAAAAAGTTTAAGCTATGGACAAGAAAGAAAATTTAATTAACAATCCCGAATTGGAGGCATTAAAGACGGCAGAAGGTATTGACCCGGAT